CGCATCGGCCAGAACGGAAGACGCCGGTAGCCCGCCCGCCCTCGCTGCAACTCGACCAAAGCGGAATGGCTCCTTGCACTCAGAACTCGGGAATAGGCTACCGACAGCCCATCCTCTGGCCCTTCGAGATACTGAAGAAACCGCTCTCCGTCGAAGAGCAGAACTCCCGTCACCCCGGCATCTCGATTGAACCGGCATGCGTCATCTACGATCGCATCCAACTTGCCGTCACACTGGCCCAGTCCCCCCTGCGCGATCGCCGGACTGACCTCGCTCGCATACACAATGGCCCTGATGGGCATGGCGCACCTCCTCGCTGAGAGGCAAAACCCTAACAGCCGAGGCCGTAAATCGCTGTAGATGTATGGGCAGAATCCGTAACGCTTCAGCTTCAAACTCTTGCTGAATTCGGACTCCCGTCACAAGATCTACCCGCCCCACCCCGCAGCATGCAATTGACTCCTCGGTACACGGCCATGCCAGACACAGGTCTTTTCTACGTTCTCAACATCGACCCGATTCGCAATCACCAAGGGAAGATCGAAAGCGTCATCGCCATCAGCGTGCGATGTAACAACTGCCAGCACGTCACCCACTCGACAGGCCCGAACCTTCAATCCATACCGGGCGGTACGCTACTCGCTTGCGCCAAATGCGGCGGACGCCAAGCGGTCAGTAACGCGCGACTGGTCGAATGCGACCACATCCTGGGTACGCTCCATTCCGAACAACAGAGCGCCTGACGAACGAGCAGTGCGCCAATGCGCCAGTAGATGAAACACCCTAGGCTGCCAGCCGGTGCTCGTAGAACGGGTGTCGCTTGTCGTCAAAGATCCGGTACAGCGCCGCCAGGTCGGCAGGATCAGGGTTCAGCCAGGCGTCGACGTGCTCGGGCTTGATGTTGATGATCGTCCGGTCGTGGCCGGCGGCGGCCACCTCGGGCTCCGGGTCGTCGGTGATCGCGGCAAACGAGAGTAGATCCGGCTCCTTGCCGGCGGGGTCCACCCAATGCGACCACAGGCAGGCCACCAGCATCGGCTCGCGCGTGCGCGGGGTGAACTGCACCACCTGATTCTTGCCGTCCGGCCCCTCAACGTTCTCGTAGAAGGTATCGACCACCATCAAGCCGTGGGTGCGGCCGAAGGCCGGCGCCCAGAACTTCTCCAGGCTGTCTCGGCGGGCGTTGTAGGTGCCGGGGAAACGCTGGTCGTAGTGGGCCGGCTTGCCGGCCAGTCGGCACTGATAGCGCATCGGCTTGATCGTCAGCTTGCCGCCGTCGGAGACAATCACCGGGGCGTAGACCCCGGGGAATATCCGGCTGTCCCGGTCCTTGCCCTCGGCGCGCTTGAGGTCGGCCAGCTTGCTCATGGCGCGCTCGATCTTGTTGCCGGCGATGCGCACGTCTTCCCGGGCCTTCTTCGTCTCCTTGGCCTGCAGCGATCGCTCCGCATCGGCCAGCCGCTTGCGGTTGGCGAAAAGCTCCTGCTCCAGAATGGCGGCCTCGGCTTGGTTCCACTGCTGGATCTCCGCCCACACGGCCCGCTCTGCCGCGCTGGTGCCGGCCCGGAACGCGTCATCCATCGCCTTCGGGGTCTTGGGCCGCTTCTTGCCCGGGTCGTGGGCGTAGAGTGCGGCGAACTCCTGCAGCGACACCGTGGCGCCGGTCATGCGGACCAGCTTCTGGTAGGCGGCTTCGATTTGGGCGGAATAGCACATAGATCGCATAAGAGCCCAGGTCGTGTCGGAGAAACGTGACAACCGTAGCCAACTGTGCGTTAGAGGTGAATAATCGCCAGGCAATTCGACCAAGGACGCCTACATTGAACATTAGCAAGTGGTTTTCGAGACAAACCATCTACAACGCGATTGCTGCCTTGCTGTTGATCGCCGGTTGCGTCTGCTTGGTGCTGGGTGTCATCGCGGCTATCGATTGGAAGATCTCACCAGCGCTGTCCCTCATGGGGGCGGCACTTGTCCTGTTCTTTGCCGCAACCGTAGAGCGTTTTGAAACTCTAAAAGGACTTGGCATGGAAGCCAAGCTGGCAACTCTTGACGGCAAGATTGACGAGGCAAGTCGACTGCTCAATCAAATAAAAATGGTGGCCGAGATAACAGGAAAGACATCACTCTCCATGTATGCACAAGCAGGAAGAATTACAGATCCACCTTCCCATGAAGAGATGTATGAGCTGATCGGCAAAGTGAAAGAAAGCCTGCAGAGCATTGGATCATCGCCTGCGACGATCCAGGAAGCCATACAGCCATGCACTCGAATAATGCAGCATGAACTGACTCGCGCAATTACAAAAGCCATGGTCAAAGAGATTCATACCAAGCAACACGAGATAAGAAACACCCTTGGCGGCACGCAGACAGCTGATTTCGTCAACAACCAAATGCGCGAAATCGAAAGATTGGAGGAAATTCGCCTACAGCTGCTGCACAGCAATGGCCTTGCGCAGGATTCATACCCAGACAACTTGATCGCGCTGCTTCGTTCCGATTCGGTTTCAAATTTCAATTCAGCAGGAGAGACCGCCAACGAATTGGAGCACTTCGCAGATCAAATGAGGGTGTTACGCCACACCGGAAAACTAGCGTCTCCCGACAAGTGGTTTGCCCGCGCACGTGAGGCGTACTCCCGCTGAGAAGATGCCTACACCGTCAATTCAATTAGCGGCAGATTAGGAGCAGCCTCCACCAAGCGTCCACTCCGCACCCACACGTTGTATGGGATGGCCAACTGCAGTTGGCCGAAGGCACGCATTTGCGCTCCGTCGTACGTCGTCAAGCTGCTGGTGCCGTCAGGATTGTGCGCAGTCACTGTGGCCAGCAGCCTAGGGCTGCCGCCGACCAGGTCGCCGAATTGATCCCACAGGTCAGTCCGCATCGGTGTAGTGCCTCTCAAGGGTAGCGGTTTGTTCGATCACAACGGTCTGCTGCTCAACCGTCACCTCAATGCGTAGCGACTCGCACTGACCGTGCCACATGCCCTCCGAGCCCGTGACCTCGACCAGATCCAGGGGCATGATTACCCCCACCTCGCCTGGGTTCAGCGGCTTGGCGAAAAGCGGCACGGTGACATCTACGGCCGCCTGCTCACCGCGATCAGACAGGATGTTCCGACCGCGCTCGGCACCGGCAGCGGCGACATTGATTAGCGGACTGCTGACTTGCGGGGCAAACAGTTGGCCGGCCTCCCCTTCCCGACGGACCTTGCAAGTCACACCCTTTCCGGGCAGTTCTCCCGTGACCACCACCGCGTCGTATAACGGGGCGCTACGCATCTGCAGGCTCTCTGTCAGCACGATGTCCTCCTGCAGCACGTGGTCGGGCGCGGTCTCCCTCCAGTCCCATGGACTGGCCGGATAGGCTGGGCGCACAGTGAGGGCGAGGTCTGCCGGATGCGACTGCACTACCGCACCGCTCGCGTCGGCGAGCGCGCTGATAGCCTCCAGAGGCGTGCTAGCGTCGTAGAACCAGGCGCCGGCTGGAACGTCCCAGTCGACCGTTCGGTAGAGGCTAGCGAAGCCGGTATCGGCCAGTTCCTCAGCCACCAACTGCGACATGCTGCGGACTTCGCTGGTTGCCTTGACCCGTGCCGGCGCATAGGGAGCCGCCAGCAACGCCGTCCGCGAGCGCCCACTAAGCCGCACGCCACCTCCAGCGAACTCCCGCTGCTTCTGGAAGGTCTCGACAATACCGGTCCAGACATTGCCGTTGAGCGCTACCTCAAACTGGCGCGGGCCAGCAGCGGTGGGCTTCAGCAGCGGCAGTTGGCCCGGATCGGCCAGCTCGAAATCGAACGTCCAACCCCACGAACCTCGGCTTGAAGCAAGCGATATGCGCGTCACTTCGATGGGGGTGCGATCAGGGAGACGCACGAAGGAAACCGTGTTGATCACGACATAGGTCCTGCGCTGGGGGCGCACCGCGTAGCACGCGACGACGCCAAGATTTAGGGGAACAAAACCGAAGCCACCAACGACAGGACAGCCGAGGTTTAGTCCGACCGCATTGCCCGCTGGCCAGCCAGGCTCGGGCTCAGGATCAGGAGGAACAGGCGGCCGCACGATCCAAGGGAGCGTCGCCGCGCTCCCCCATCGAAGGCGCCAATCCCTAGACAACAGATCGGCCGAGGCCCACGGTGCGAGCCATTGGTTTCGCTCAGTTTGACTAGAGCGCCACCGAGCCTTGGCCGAGACATTCACCAGATTCTGAGCAGACCAATGGAGGCCACCATCGACACCAATCGCCTTTGACTGAGCCCACCGTGTGCGCAGCGACGCATCCCGCCTATCCATCGACCGCCACGGGATCGAATGCGAACGCCGAACGCTGGCCTGCACGCCGCTCCACTGCAGCCTGCAGCTGTGCTGAAGCAACGGCGACAGGCCCCACCCGATGGAAGCACTTGGACCGGCCTGACGCTCTGCGCGCGCCCAGCTCGCCCACACCTCCATCGACGCCGCGCCAGCCCTACCCCAGCCGACCACAGCCATGGCTGCCTGTGATTTACCGGCAGCCCATGCAAGGGAAGCGCCAACCCGCAGGTACGCGGGCTCCGGTCCCGGCGGATCTACCGACCACCAGTCAACGCCGAGGTTGAGGCTCACCAAGGCGCCGCCCGCCATGGCTGCCGGCCCGAGGTTCAGCACTGTCCTGTTGCCCAGTTGGTTCATCGCCTACTCACGCACTGCTGGGGCAATCCAATCCTGAATCGCCGCGTTCTGCAGTCCGCGATCGTCAAAACCGATCACGGTGAAGCGGATGGCAGGGTTGAGCCGATCAACTCTCCAGGTGCCGTCATCCTTACTCATCGTTGAGGCAACGCAGAGACCGCTACCGCGCTCCAGCACCATGACGCGACCTCGAGCAGGCTGATTCAGGATGCGGAAGCGCCCATCCGGCTCGGAAGGATCGTTTGTCTTCGGAGCTTCACCGGCCAAATAGCCCGGCCCGGCCCAGTACTGGCCCGATGAACTGTAGGCTCCATAGCGCGCGGCGGTCTGCTGTGCAGTCCAGGTCACCACCGACCATCTGAAGCCAAAGCGAGCTGCAGTGATCGCCACGACTACCCCCAGGAGTTGGTGATGTCGATAAGGATCTGTCCGGTCCACGTGTCGGAAAATCCAGCGATGTTGTCAGCAGTCACATTCTTGGCAAGCAGTCTCGTACCAACCGGCAGGCCATCAACATCTGAAACGATCGTCTGCTCGGGGAAGGGCCGGCGATGTATTGGCGCATACACGCCAGGAAGGTAACCGCGAGGCGTGAACGGAGCCTCCAGTAGATCAATGCTTCCATACAGCAATCCGCCATTGCCGACATACGGATAGTTGGGGAACCCTGGCTGGTTGCCCACGGCAAAATTGGCAGTAACCGCTGGCGCAGACAGAAACAATCGCACAGAGCCGATAGCCCCCGAGTGCGAGCGCCCGACAAACGCGGCGGTGATGCTATCCGTGCCTGCACTGCCGCTCCAAGGCTGAGCCTTGAATCCGTACCCGATGTTGTTGCTGCCCTCGGTGTCATTTCCCTTGTAAGAGACCACAAAGCTATGTCGGTCGCCGGGGCGAATCGAGGTCATATCGCCGGCATAGTGCCCGTGAGTTCCCTGGGTGCCCTGGGATGCGAATGTGCCGGACGTATCGATGAACAAGTAAAAGAAGCGCTCATTGCCCACGGCGACCCAGTGTCGTGCAGCACCGCTGGCCACGTTTGACTTCTCCCACGTGGAGCCAATCGCCTTCAGCGCATCAGACGGGGTCGCATCCGATCCCGAATTGAGATCGCTCATGCTGGAGTAGGCGCGCAGCAGTGCCGACCGTGCGGCGGTATCGTCGACCCGTAGGAAGTAGCCGGTGCCGGACACGGGCGAGTTGCGATATGCCCGAACGTTCACGCCCGCGAACTCCTTGGTCCAGCCAAGACCATTCACTCTGCCCGCTCCGACGCCGTACCCATCCACCAGCAGCGCATCCAGCAGCGCGATCAGGGCCCCCGGCGCGCCAGACAGCAGTGGCGCGCCCGGATCAGTGCTTCGATAAACCGTTGGAACGAGACTCATACTTGAACTCCTGCGACGTTGCCGATGACTTGGAAGCGAGTCGAATCAACGACCCCTTCCGGTGTGCCGGGGAGGGTCGTGCGCACCATCCAGATCGGGGCCAGGCCACCGACCGTGTTGAAGCGCACCCCGTTGTTGGTGGACCATCCGGAACCCCAGCCGGCACGCGGAATGGTGAAGTAGGGCCGACCTGTACGCGGATTGACCGGCGCACAGTCCGAGGTAGTGGCGCCGCTGGTAATGGTGCCGACCGTTTCGCCCATCACCTCAAAGGTCGTTGAGCTCGTGAAGCGAATGGCCCAGCGCTCGGTGATTGCGTCTGCGTTGGCGACTAGCAACGGGTAATCGGTGTCGTTGAAGGTGCCTGGCGCGGCGCTACCAATGAGGATATCGCTCCACACGCCAGTCCATGCAGCCTGGTCGAAAAGGTTGACGCTGCGCGCTTGCAGATCGAGGGAGCCGTTCGCCTCGCCCAGACGCAGCGCAGCACTGATCATTGCCTCGCCCGCAGGGTAGTCATGCGTGAGGGCGGCGTTGATCTCGATCTCGCCCGTGATCTGAGGCTGCACCACCAAGCGGCGATCCTCGACCCGTTCACTGATGACAATCGGCAGGGTGTAGGCCGCCAGGTTCAATGGATCACTGAACGTCAGGCGACCCAGCGCGAGGTCCACGGCATACCACGCGCTGTCGACCGCCACCCCCTTGGAGTCCCTGACCTCGATTCCAGCGATACGAGTGCGCCCGAAGGGAACGACCTGCCCGGCCTGAGGCGCGGTGATGCTGTGTTTGGCGGTGTGGTGAATGAGCACGGTCTGTCCCGGCTTGAACGCCGGCACTCTTCCATCGCTGGGGAGACGAACCGACGAGAGCCCGATAACCACCTCGGAAAGAGGAATGGAGCGGTAGACGACCGCCCCCATGTAGATCGACCCCGGAAGGACCAACGTCGGGCGCCACACCTGGTCACCCTCCACCAGGGCGGGATCAAACCACGGCTGGCCCTCGTTGCCCGCGACCGGTACGAGCTGGCCAAACTGGACCTTCGCCACTCCGCTTTCCCAATCGACGCTGCCGCGAATCTCTGCGCTGGCGATATCACCGTTGATGTCCGCCGTCGCCGTCAGCAGTTCGCCATCAAGGCGGTTCGCCCGCAACGTGAACACGCCAGGCCGCAGCGGCGATCCAGGCGCCCGGAAGAACGAGAATGCGACGCCGGGATCGGCGATCCTGGTCAAGAGGGAAAACACTTGGACAGCATTGGTACCCCCGGGCTGCCACTGGATCAGATTGACCAAACCCGAGGTGTAGTCGACCGTACCAGCGTAGACACCCGCTCCGGTCTGTGGATCAACACTGTGATACAAGCCACCGCTGCGATCGACGTAGGTTCTGCCACGGAAGCTGAAACGGATGCTCCCCGGGACAATGCTGTCGCTGATGGCCGGCGTCAGCTGCAACTGCATTGCGGGCAGGGGCAAGGTCTCCTGCGCCTGCTTAGAGGAATCACCCGCAAGCATCCAGGCTGCGGAGATGATGGTGCCGGCCGAGAACTGTGCCAGCACATCCAGACGCTCATAGCCCACAACCTTGAGCCTGCCGGAGCGAAGCTCGTACTTTGGGTAGGACACTTGGTGGACTGTGAACTTACCGACCT